GTATGAACGTGCGTGCGCATTCTACGAGGGTCAGGTAGAGGAGATTTACTCTTCTGCAAAAATCACCCGCCTCCTGATGAAATTCGGGTTGAACAATTTCGACAACTTCAATTTTGCCCACATTCCGGTCGATGCTGTTGCCAACAAGTTATCGATCATTTCTGTATCTGCCGATGACGACTCGGAAGAGTCCGAGGCCGATCAGACTCTAGAGGATCTGTGGGACTACAACGAGCTGGCCGAGGAAAGCCGTATCGCCCACCGCAAGGCGGGAGTCTACGGGGACTATTACATGATGGTGTGGCCGGTCATCGGCAACGAGGATGATTACGTAGCCCAGAAAACCCCCAAAGAGCTTGCCGACATGCTCGGTGACTATGGGGACCTGACCATCAATCAGCCCGAGCCTGAGAGCGTCGTATCCAAGACTATTGTTGCTGTGGACATGACATTTCATGACCCGCTGACAACTCGCGTTTTCTACAGCACCGAGAACCCTTTGAAGAAATCTTTTGCTATCCGCTCGTGGACCGAGGGTGGCAGGGATAAACTCATCACCCGTGCCAACCTGTATTACCCCGACCGTATCGAGAGGTACGTGTACGAGGGTAAACCACCGAAAAACCGCTATGCCCAGAACAAGTGGAAGGCCTTCAAGGCCGATGGTGAGTCAGAGGTTCTGAACAACCCATTCGGTCAGATCCCGTTCTTCCATCTCCGCAATGACCGTCCGTACGGAAAGCCGGACCACGTCAATGCCTACGGCCCTCAATTGGCTATCAACAAGCTGATTACGTCGCACATGGCCACCGTTGATTTCCAGTCCTTCCCGCAGCGTTACGGGCTCATGGACCCCACAGCCGACCAGGCTGGTTCCCAGGGGGCCGACTTCAACCCGTTCAACCCGGAAGACGACGACGATCCGGAATTCGATGACAACGAGTCTCAGTTGTCTGCCGACCCTTCGGCCTTCTGGGATCTCAAGGGGTACAAGGCTGTGGGTCAATTCGCCCCGGCCAGCCCGGACGCCTACCTGAAGCCTTTCGACCGTTACGTCAAGGCCATGTCTCAGGTGACCGACACCCCCATGCACTACTTTGCCAAGGACTCGACCGACCGTCCGCCTTCCGGGGAAATGCTCCGTGTGGCGAACGAGCCGATCGACGCCAAGGCGGAGGAGCGCCAGGAGACCTACGGCAATACCTGGCGCAAGGCTCTGGAGTTCGCCCTCGAAATGATGGGCGTGTCGACAGACCGCATCAATATCGCCTGGCGTCCCGTGGAAACAGTCACCGACAAAACCGGTTGGGAGACTGTCAACCTTCAGCAGATGGCCGGTGTGCCCCAACACGTCACCCTGGAATGGGCGGGTAATCCGCCTGAGCAGGTGGCCGAATGGATGGACGAGGCCAAGCAGGACGAACTCGAAAAGCAGCAGCAGGACATGGTCACCCAGGAGACCCAGCTTGCTATGCAATCCAAATACGCACTCAAGCCGAAGACGCTTGACGTGTCGAACGATGGTTAAACAAATCAGAGGGCAAGTTACCCACAGTTGTGGAAAAGAGCGAAGGAGATCGGATATGATCAACGCAAAAGTAGACCCTAATGTAATCTCATTACCGCCCGGCACAGTAGTTGGCTACCGTGGCGACGGCCGTCCCATCTATAATATTGCTGGGGGCTCTGTTCAATTCGAGGGTGGCGACGATGACGAGGATACTCGCCGTACGCGTGCCAGCGATGACAATGACGACGATGATGACGATGACGATGATGACGATTCCGAGGTGGAGGACGAATGGACCCCTCCGTCCAAGGAACAATGGGAAAAACTGGTAGCCGAGAAAAAGAAGGTTGACAGCGAATCTGCCCAGCGTAAGCGTCTCCTGCGTGAGAAGGGCCTTAACCCCAAGGACGGCTCACCGCTTAAAACCACACCCAAACTTTCAACCTCATCCGACGATGACGATTCAGGTTCCACGGATGACAGCACCACTGCCAAGAGGACCCCTGAGGACACTTTCGACGCCAAGGCCTTGGAAAAGCGCCTACAGCGTGAAATGGAACGCAACCTCTTGGACCAGGAGAAGGAAGTACGCAATGAAGAGCGTACTCGCGGCGTGACTCTTATGACTGCAATCCCGGAAGCCCTCAACACCGAGGGTTGGAACGGAAAAGCACTTCCCCGCATCCTCAAACTCCTAGACCTTGACACCCTGGAAGTCGATGAAGACGGCGTAACCGGACTGGACGTCCAGGTCACCGATCTCAAGCGCGATTTCCCAGAATTCTTCAAGCGTGCTCGTATGAAGGAGGCCGCTGAGAAGGTAGCCGACCGCAAGACGGCCGGTGGTGGCACCAAGAAAACTTCCCCTGCCAAGGTTGACGGCACATGGGCCGAGAACATCGCCCGTGCTCTTAACGGTGAGGGATAGGGCATTTGCCCAAGCCAATGCCGGGTAAGGCAATCTCTCTTAATTGAAAGGATGGGTAAGAAATGCCCTCAATGCAACCAGCAAACTACTTAGATAACTGGATTCCCCTTGAATGGGACTCCGAGGTTATCCAGCGTGTATTAATGAACTCTGCCGTCGAGGCAGTGGCCCAGCGCCACGTTATGCACACCTCAACCAAGCGTGTTCTACGTTCCAGCGGTTTGGACATCACCGACGGAAAGCAGTACAGCACCGACCAGTCCGACCTTGACTACATCGTTCTTACGGCCAAGCGTTTCATGGCCCGTGTCGCTGTGGACGAGGAAGACCTAGCCGACGCCAGCATGATCGTTGACGTTCTTGGTCAGCGTGGATCTGAGTGGGCTATCTCTTATGCCAACATCTTTGACAATGCCTGCCTAGCCACTACTGCGGCCCCTGCTACAACCGGTGTTCCGTTCACTTCTGTCTACAAGTCAATTCGTACTACAGACACCAACGTTACTCCTAACTACACCGCAGACGCCAACTACGTTGCATGGAACGGTCAGGCTTCCGCAGCTTATGACAAGTTCTCTGAAACTCTACGTCTCGTAGAGGTCGGTAAGTACTGGGACCCTGCGCGTTCACTCTTGATCGCACACCCAAGCTACCGTGACGCATTCCGTCGTACCAAGGACAACAACAACATGCCGATCTTCGTCCAGGGTACTGCCGGTACACCGGACACACTATTCGGTGTGGAGATCTTCTGGTCTCGTGGTAACCGTACAAGCCCGGTTATGGCTCAGAACCCTGCGGGTAACGCCCTGCTTATCTTCTGTGGTGACCGTTCACTGCTTAAGCTAGGTGTCCGCTCCGGACCTGAGACACGTGTAGACGTTTCTCGTGCACACGATGACTTCGATGACACAGCGGTTAAGTTCCGTACCCGCCGTGGATTCCAGATCGGTCACCCGGGAGCGTTCTCCGTTCTTGAGAACACCAGTGGTTCCTAATAACTGAGTAGCCCGATTTAATCGACCCCCTAGCCAGTGTCCGCCCTCATCCTGGCTAGGGGGTTCTCTCTTGAAAGGGGATCGCCATGACATGGGCCACAACAGCAGAAACGCTTTCATATACAAACATTGCCGTCAGCCAGGACAACCTTGATTCGGCTCAGGCCATGATCGAACTGTTTGCCGATGTAACCGAGGTTTCCTCAGACGCCGGTAATATTAGTGCTAAAAATCTCCGCCTCTTAAAACTAGCGGTGGCCTACCAGGCGGCATGGATGACAAGCCAGCCCGACCTTTTCACCCGTTCTGATGTCGGTCTGATGTCTCAGGATGGAATTTCATTCACATCCCCGCATGCTAACTCCAGCATCTTAGCCCCTATGGCTAGGCGTGCCCTGGACAGGCTCTCATGGCGCCGTAACCGCAACCAGCGTATCCGTCCGATGCGTCCGAACAACATCACTCTGGGCAATCTGGAGGGTTACACCGTTAGCGACCCCTGGGGCGATGCAACCAACAATGATGCATCTGTCGAGGATAACATGCCAGGATGGGAGTCAATCTAATGATTGCACGGGCTACCACCAACATCACGATTTATCGTGGCCAGGCCACCGACGATTGGGGTGACCCCACAGACACCAATACCATTGTCGGTTCCGGCATAGTGGCTTCTTTACAGGAACAGAGTCAGTACTTCAAAGGCGAGAACACCACCCAGCCGAGAAACTTCCGATATGCACGTCTCCGGGTGGATTCCTCGGTGGACATTCAGTACAACGATCGCGTGCTGGATGAGAGGACGGGATGGATTTGGACTATCCGAAATCTGTCCACCTATCAGAACCCGGTACGCCAACAGGACACCCGCGCTGACTTGCAGCGTACGGTCACGCCTTAATGATCTATAATATGAATGACGGCGTATTATAACACCCGTAAACGGTGTTCGCCACCCCTTACCTGCCTCGTAAAGAGAAGGAGCCGTTAGGCACACCCTCTTCGGGCTGCCCAACGGCTCTTTTTGTTTAGGAGGTGCTTCATGACACGAGTCGAAATGGATAAAGACTGGAAGCTGAACTTGCGCCCCCACGTTGAGGCGTTCATGGCCAAATTGGCAACAGATGTTCTCATAGACATGCGTGAGCATTGTCCCGTCCATACCGGAGCACTCAAAGCCGACCTGGCTTCGGAGGTCGACGGCTATTACGCCCGTATCGGTGCCAAGACTGTTCCCTACGCGGTTTACGTGGAAGAGGGCGCAGCACCTCACATGATCTACCCCAACAGCAAAAAGGCGCTGTGGTGGGAGGGTCTGGAACACCCGGTTTCCAGGGTTCACCACCCGGGATCACCCGCGACACACTTCATGCGAGAAGCGTTGTACAAGGAAAGGCTGCCCTAATGCCTATTA